CAACAGTAGTACCTTCAACAGCTACTCTACTTTTAACTTGTGTTTCAAATTCTTCAACTTCAGCCTCATCAACAATATTAAAACCAAAATCCATTGACTCTGCATAATCGTCAATGTTAAATTCGTCTGACATTTTACTTCTCCTATCCTATTTGTATTACTTGCGGATCCTTCTTCATTATATCAATTAATTTATCAATATAAGTATCTAATTCATCCATAGACTTTTTAAATACTTGAACTTCAAACACATCACGAACAGCAATCAATATAACAACTTGTTCTGGTATTGCACCAGTTCTTTCAAAAAATGCTATTGCATAAAAAAATGCTTGAATATAATAATCCTCAATCCATTCTTCTTTCTTTGGTTTCTTTGATGTCTTAAAATCAATAACAGATAACTTACCATTATACTCTGCAATACAATCTGCTGTTCCAGCAACTTTTAATTGGTCGCTGTATAATGGAATTTCCAAACCAATTATATTATCAATGTTACCCAATAAAAATCTCAAACGATTAAATATACCCGTTGCTTCATTGTTTGAAGTTTTTAATTTATAATTATAAAGATACTGTTCACATAAATCATGTACAGCAGTACCTAATGAAGAAGCCTCTCTCATTATTTTATTGGCTTCTATATCACCGACTCTTTTCCTCCATTCAACTAAACCCGGCTTTGGTTGATTGCCGAGAATAGTTGTAATGGATGGATAGGCATTACCTTCAGGTGTTACATATCTTCTCACACCCTTTACTGTTTGTCTTTCTGGAATTTGTAAATCATCAAGATCGTCTACATGATTAAATTGTTTTCTCATTTTTCTCCAAGTTTAACAGTAACATTCATTAACTGATTATCACGAACTATTGTAAAAACAACATCTGTATTTGGTTTTCTCTTAGCTATTTCTGTTGCTAACATTTTCATTGGAACATCATCACCATCAAGTGCTAAGATAATATCACCAACTTTTAATATATTCTCTGAAGGACCTTTTGGTACAAGTTCTTCTATATAAGATCCTATACCATTTTTAAGATATGCATAATCTTTCTTTGTAGCACTACGAAATATAATACCGACTAAAGGCCTTGTAATTTTCTCACCAGTTTTTAATCGTTCAATAATACTTTGTGCGTAATCACCATCAATAGCAAATCCAAGTCCAATACTACCAGCATCACTACCAGCCGTTATAATCATGGTATTAATACCTATAAGTTCCCCATGAGTATTAAACAGAGGCCCACCGGAATTTCCGGGATTCATTGTTGCGTCTGTTTGAATAAATGGAACATAAGCTGGTGCTGATGGTGCAAATCTATCAATTGCTGATATAGCACCAAAGGTTGCCGTAAACGATAAATTCATTGGTGAACCTATTGCAATAGATTTTTCACCAACTTCAGGTGTTTCACCCCACTTTACGAATGGAAAAACACCATCCTCTTTAATTTTTAATAAAGCAATATCCGAATCTTTATCATAATTTATTAAATCTGCTTCATATTGTTCACCATTCTCAAATGTAAGATGAGCAGACCCCTGTTTATCAACTATATTCAAAATTACATGGGCATTTGTTACAACATAACCATCACTACTGATAACAAATCCAGAGCCTGCCTTTACAGATTCGTTATCACCATTACCTCTTGGTGTAAATGGAACAAAACCCTTTTTTTCTCCAACTTTTGCTTTTTTATCATATCTCTCTGAAACAACATCAACAACAGCTGGCATAATTTGTTCAATTACGGCTGTTGTTGGTGTATGATGTGCTAATGTTGTTTGTGAAAAACATAACAAAAATAATGTAAGTGTATAAGCTATAAGCTTTTTATACATGAACTTACTCCTTTTCTTATGGACTACGCAATACTATATGATTACCACCCACTACACAACTTTTATCAATTTCTTTATAAACAAATACAGTAGCCCATTGGTTATTGATTGGGTTCATCCACAATTGGAACTCCAATAAATCTTTATGTTTTTCGTCATTGACTAAACCCTGTGCTGCTTGTTTTAAACGATACCCCTCACGAACCATTCTATCTACAAACTTTCTTGTATTACAATAAACCATAATATCACTCAATGGTTTTATCTGTTCTGGTTTTTCTTTTTTAACAGTTTTACCTTTCTTCGGTTCACCATAGATCCCCAACTCAGGTGTTAAAGGACCTGCTGTTAAAGGGGCAGCTGCAATAATAAAAAATGACATTATAAACATCAAAAATAGTTTTTTCATTCTCTCACCTCTATTGTATTTCCGGGATAATTTTTTTTAATTTCTCTCAACCTATCATTAAAAGCGTTTGATGGTTTTGATGATTTTTGTGTTGCTTCAAGTCTCAAAGGATCACCTAAACCAGGTGAACCTACCAACCGTATCATATGACCATTTTTCAAACAAGAAGGACAAGGCATCTTTAATGGCTTATCCATATCAGCAATTGTTTGAAATGATTCAAATGTATTTTCACACTTAGTACATTCAAAATTATATATTGGCATTAGATACATTCTCCAAGTGGTATTTCAAATTTTGCTAACCGACTTTTCCATTTCCAAAATGATTGGCCATGGTCTGTTCTATCCAAATACATCCATTGCCATTGATGCACCATTTCATGTGCTAGTGTAAACAAAAATTCATTTTTGTCATTAAATCTTTCATTCATTGAAAGTACCCCATACATATATCCGTTATCTTCTTCCAACGCAATATGTTCAGCATGACAACCTTGTTTTCTTTTAATTTCGATTTCATGGAAAGGATTTATTTTACCATTAAATATTTCTTCATTAAATATATTGAACCATCTGGTTATTACACTTTTTGTTGGTATAAATTCATTTTTGGTTTGGTTTCGGATTTCCTGAATAATATAATTATCTTTGGAAATATACATAACCCTCCTTATTGTTGACTTATTGGTCTACCACTTACCTTTCGTTTTGCAACAACAGATGGTTGATCTGAACCGTGCGATACTTTTGTGGCTGTGAAATTTCGTGTAACTTTATAATCACAAGTTAATCTATTACCAAATACTTCACCCGAATACATAAAACTATCCCACTTCAAAACTAATGGTGAATCTGATAATTCTTCAATATCAACAGTAATATATTTTTCGTGGAAACCTTCAACTACAAATGCATCATATTTTTTTGCAGTTTTTTTACCTTTTGCCACAAAATTAACAACTGTCTTTAAATCTCCCTCGACTGATATATCCATTGTTTATACCTTTCTATATAAATCCGGAAATACTTCTAGGACTAATTTTTCAGTTAGTCCATTTACTTTAAGTTTCTTTTTCATCATTTGTTCAAATATCATTGACTCAGCTGGATGCATAGACTCCAATACTTGAATTAATAATTCATTCATTCGTTCTGGTTTTACACCTTGTCCCTTTGGATGTCCAACAGCGAATACAGTACATTTCGGAATCTCACTTAATAATGATGAAGGATTTAAACCAAGAGGTGAATTATCCGGAACATAAGACGGAAACTCTTTTGTACAATGCCATTGAATATTAGGATCAAATGTTCCTTGCAAAACTGCTTTAAACATAACATTATCTTTATGTTCTTTTAAAAATTCAAGCTTTGCTTTTCTTGATTTCAATTTTTCAAATTCTTCAAATAACTCTGATATATATTTTGTCATTTTGTAAAGTCCCCCATATTTTCCATAAGATATTTCAATTTATTCTTAATAAAATAATTCATTAATTGTCCTTTCTGATATTTCTTTTCTTCATTATATTGTTTTAAAATAGCATTAGAAATATCCTTTGGAATCAAATCAAAATCAATTAATATTTTATTTCTCAACCATCCTCGCTTCATATCATCATTAAACTCTTTCGGGTCTTGAACAATCCAATTTGCTACTTTCTTTTTTGAAATTGGTTTCTGTCTCACACCATTTACAATACAATCATCCGCAGATAAAATATTCGGAATACCATCTCCCTTGTCTCCACGAATAATATGCTCTTTTAAATACTCATTAGGATCTATTCCATTAAGCATTTTCTGCTTCATTGGTGAAAACTGTCTTACCCATTTATATTTATACAACTGAGAAAAGTCCTTATCACTTGAAATAATCAAGGATTTTTCTTGAATTGCCGCAGAAAGTACGGCAATTACATCATCTCCCTCAGCATGGGGGACTTTTACCACTTTATATGGAAAATAAGTATCTATTTCTTCAATAATTCTACTTATGGTATCAAATAACGCATTCCAATCCAACCCTTCTTTTTTTTGTTTTTCTCTTGCTACTTTCCTATGGGCCTTATAATATGGAAAAACATTCTTCCTCCAACTAGAATGAAAATCAGTACATATTACAACCTCACCATACTTATCTTTATATTTATTTCTATATGATCTAATACTATTCAATACTAGATGCCGAATAAAATCTTCACTAAATCGTTCCTCATCTGGTACTTTATGAGCTACCATAATCGAACCAACGATTACATTACTAAAATCAATAAGTATCATTAGATCACCTCAAGTTTAGATACATTGGTTACAGAATCTAAACGAAATGACCTCCACGCACCTATATCAACATCCCATACGGGTAATACTTCATCATTATTCTTTTTATTATTGGTACTGGTTTCAGGAATAAAAGTTTCATGTAATGTACAATGCATTAATCTTTCCTCACCATTAACCTTATTAAATGTTATTTGCATTACATTCTTTTGTAAATTTTTAATCAATGTTTCACGTTTCATAATATGACCTTTCAATGTGAATATGGTAATAGCCCTTCTTCAATAAATTGTAAAAATTCCTTTTCTGATTCGTATTGATGAATCTTTACATGAGAATATTCTTTCAATAAATCTATCCCCTCTGTATTCTTATAATCTAATTCATAGTAAAGTTCCTTTATGCCTGATTGTAAAATCAATTTAGCACAATGCAAACATGGTGCATAAGTAGTAAACATATATGAATCTAAACCAGACTCATTTGACTTAGCCAATTTTAAAATAGCATTAGCTTCTGCATGAAGTACCTCTGGTTTAGTTTCACCATCCTTCTCACAAACATTTGAAGCACCACTTGGCATTCCATTATATCCAATAGAAATAATTCTATCATCCTTGACAATAATACAACCGACTTTTAATCTTTCAGCAGTTGATAACTGTCCATAGATTCTGGCTACCTGTAAATGAGCTTCTATGAATTTCTCTTTCATGCAACTGGCTCTTCAAACTTTTTGATTTTCTTTTTAAGAATATCAAGTCGTTCCTCAATATTTCTATCTACTCCATGTTCTTTTTTAAATTCTTCCTCTGAATGTACCTCAAACTGTCTATCAATAGTTTCATGTATATAATCTGCACCCTCAACTATCATATTTTTTGTTGTTGCAGCGTCTTTAACAAGGACATTGATGTTCTTGGGATTCTGTATCAATAACAATCCCAGAGCAAGAAATAACATCATAATAATAAGATTCTTAATCATTAGAATACTCCTAACAGTATAGTTTGGGCATTAATTCTACCCGTCAAATTTTGCTCTTTGGTTTTCATATCTTTCAACTGCTTATTCAAAGAGCGTTTGTTTAAAACCTCAAGAACTTCTTGTGGCTTTCTTGCAGTTTTTTGAATTGATGTATCTTTATCAAAGTTTTGTATAGTACAACCTTTAACAGATAATCCTCTAATAGAATTAACTGCGTAATATACACCAAGTGTTTTATATCTGGTATTATAAATCCATAATTCATTAGCACCAATAACTTTCTCTGAATTAATACTAACCAATTTCAAATCAGAAAATTCTTTTTGATATTTTAACTTACTAACCAATCGTGTCGCAGAAAGAGTTTTCTTCTTTCTAGGCTTTCTTTGAGCCGTAGCATTTTTAATCAGTCGGTCAATATCATCACAGATCACACCATAAAAATCCATCATCTTTTTATGATACTTTGGTTTTAAATGACTCCATGCTTCCATATAATATTCATCATCTTTATTATATACATCCACAAGTTCATTATAACAATCTACATAGAAAGGTCTCATTTTTCGTGCATGAACACTCTTACATCCAAGATCGTTTAAATGAGCATAACAATCATATTTAAGTTTATAATTACTATTAATAAAATCATCAACCTTTCCTTCAATTTGACCAATATATTCTTCCATCTGCTCTCTGATTCTATCTTGAATATTTACTTTTGGCTTTTCTTTCTTTTCTTCTTTTGGTTTTTTCCATTGATTCACATAACTAGGATCTTTAGGTGAACCATTAACAATTTCAACTGCTCGTGTAATACCATCATGGCATAACATAAGATCATATACTTTGGCTACCATAATATAAATTCTCCTTCACCCCACAAGTGCATTTTACCTAATCCAAATAAAGCAATTAGAATTACAATAGTATTCAACATAATTAAATTAACACTACTCCTCATATACGCATTAATAATATGCAAAGAAGAGCCAATCAACTGAATTATAAAAATAGTAGTAATACAAACATCATCACCATACCAAGCCATTAACAGATAAATTAAAATAAATGCCAATGAACCTAGAGTTTCACATATTAATCGGAAACGATTATACTTCCAATCATTAACTAACCATTTTGTCCAAACTTGTAACATATCAACCTCAATTATTAGAAACAGTCATTGTATATTTTGGTGTACTAATGACCCATTCTGGATATTCTGGATTTTTATGCTGTTCTGCCATTTCGTCAGCATTATCATCCAACCATTTTTCATATTCTGAATCCGTATATTTGCCTTTTTCTCTTTCGTGAGCATGCTGTTTTTCCATTTCACGATTATACTTTTCTTCATCCGTTTCTTCAAATTCTATTTCTTCTATGGAATCTAACCATTGCTCAAACTCATATTTATCTTTTTCATAATCTTCCCATTGATCGTCCCAAATACTCATTAGAAACTCCTTTCAATTTTTTTAATAGGTACTACTTGTTTACATTGTCCTTTATAAACAATTTGACTATCATGTGCTAAACGCCAAAACGATATACCAACATCAAAAACTTTCTTCATTTCAGTACAATGTCTAGCTTCATTAAATGTCAATTTAAACTCATGTTGTGCAGGTTCACCGTTTTCCAAAAAAACAGTTAATACTACATAAAGAATCCATTTCATAATACTTACTCCTTATACAATTATACCAATATTATACAGATAATAGCCTCAAGATACAAGGAAGAAATGTAGCTGTAACTTATTGTTTTTAAAGGGGTTATGAGACATCCATCTAAGTTATTGTAAAATAAGGACTTATAAACCCTTTATTTACTAGGGGTTGGTTGTGGTAGCTTTCCAGCCAAATATTGGAGCAAATCCAGCACTCTACAACAATAGCCATACTCATTATCATACCAAGCCATCAATTTAATAAACTTCTTGTTTATAACTTTTGTAGATAGACAATCTATAATGGCAGAATGGGAATTACCGATATAATCCACCGAAACTAAAGGTTCACAGGAAACATTAATAATACCCTTCATTTTACCTTTGCCTTCTTTTTCAAATACAGAATGTAAAGAATCAACATCAACTTCTTTTTGTAATTCAATAGCCATATCCAATAACGAAACATTAGGAATAGGAACTCTGATTGCTTGTCCATCTAGTTTACCTTCTAACTCTGGTATAACAACTCCAACATTTTTGGCTGCACCAGTAGTTGTAGGTATCATGGACATTGTTGCAGCTCTTGCTCTTCGTAAATCTGGATGAGAAGAATCTAACAAAGTTTGTCCCATTGTAAAGGAATGTATCGTAGTAACAAAACCATGTTTAATCCCATAGTTATTTTGTAATACTTTTAATATAGGTGTTAAACAAGTAGTCGTACAAGATGATGCAGAAATAATATTATGTTCTTTAACTTTGTAATCTGTTTCGTTTACTCCATATACTAATGTTGCATCAACATCTTTTGCTGGTGATGTTACAATTACATTCTTTGCACCAGCTTCTAAGTGTTGTTCAAGATCATGTTTGTTTGTAAACTTACCAGTTGAATCAATAACAAAATCTACTTCCAATTCTCCCCAAGGTAATTTGGAAGGTGTTTTTCTCGAAAAGTTTGGAATAGGTGGATGACCATTAATAATTAGATTTTCTAATTCATAAGAAAGTTCACCGTCAAAATGTCCATGAACTGAATCATATTTAAATAAATGAGCTCGTACATCAACAGTAGTTCTTGCATTAATTCCAACAATATTATATCTATCATCAGTTATTAACTTACGAACTAGATTTCTGCCAATTCTACCAAATCCATTAAATGCTATATTGATCTTCTTCAATTTGTCTGCCATAATTTCCTTTCCATCTTACTTCAAGTTTCTTTTTATGCACACTAAAAAAATTATTCATTTCAGTAAACCAATATTTCTTATATATTGCACCATAGGCCTTTCTACATTCCATACAACTTTCTTTAGGATCATATATCTCTGTATCAAATAAAACATATGTGCCTTTTCTTGTTATCTTAATAAACAATAACCATAAATCATTTTCAGATATAACATCATGCTCAACTTGTTCTATCCAATTATCTAGTCGTGCTATTGAAGATTTTGCAAAGAGTAGATGGAAAGGAAAGTCTGCATAGTTCTTACATTCTGCAAGAAAATATGGCCAGTTGACAGGTGGTATAATATCACCTCTGGCTAACTTGATTTGTTCTTCCGAAAGATAATCTTTTCTATGCTCATTCTTACCACCCACATATGCACCGCTGTTTGGCACTCTTATGAATGATTCATTATATAAACCAGACAGAAAATTACATACATCTCTTTCCCAACCATAGCCTTTAGCTTTACTCTTTGAAGTCATAAATGGAATCCATCATCCTCATCTTCATAATCATCTTCTCTAAAATAAACAGGTGAAGCACAAAATATACAAAACTTCGGTGATGGCATATCTTCATCCAATTCTAAACAAAAATTATGACCGCAAGAATCACAATAAAATCTTACTTCGTATTCATCCATTGATTAACCCCCTGTAATATCCACAATCTCACACTTATCTCCGGTACAAGAATATTCTTGTGAGCCTCTAGTATGATCTTCTTGTTCAAATTTATTAAGACCTACCCAATCTATATTTTTTGGCATGGATTTCATAAATTCTTCATATTGTTCCTTTGTACAATCTTGATATGGTGCTTGTCTATATGAATGGTCTGCATATGGTAAAAATGAAATACCAGAAATCATATCAAAATGCTTATACACCCATGCACCTACTTCAATCCATTCTTCATTTTTAACTGTAATAGTAACAGATGGTTTATGTTCACACCAATGTTCCTGATATAATTTCCAGAACTCCAATTGCTCCAATGCAGTTTTATCTTTCCTGCAAATAGCATTTTTATCACTCTTAAACGGAAATGAAAATACCCAAGTATGTTCTGGTTTTGTAAAATCTTCCTCGTATGGAATATTATTCTCAACCATAAATTGACAAATAGGATCTTTCTTATCACCACGAACTGTCCTAACATAATAAGGAGCATGTCTTGAATGAATACCAGAAGCTGCATCAACTAATTGTGAAACAGTACCAGATGGTTTAACACAAGTAATAGCCGCAGATGGTTTAATACCCAATTGCTTAGAAACTTTCTTATTTGTATCAATTGCAATTTCTTTAAAAGAACGCAACAAACCTGGCAATTGTTCTTGATAAGCTTGTACTACTTTATCTTTACCATATGTACCATTAGTATATTGATTATCCATAATACCAGTTAATGATACACCAAGCAATGCTTCTTCCTCACAATTAGATTTCCACTCTTTAGATAAGTAACGAAAATCAGTCAATGTTGCTTGCCAGGTTCCGAGTACAGTTGCAAGTCTTACTTTTTCTTTTAAACTGTCTGGTGTATCACTTGGTCTAATTACAACCTCTGTTAAATTACAAAACTCTTTATCTCTTAGAATAATTTCTGAACAGGGATTTGTACCAAAACTATGACTAGCATCTCTACGATCACCAAGTTTTTCTACTTGTTTCTTTGCAGCTTCACGATTAAAGATACCTCTTTCACCAGATTTAGATTCAATCAATGCCATCCATTCTTTAAGAAATATATTTACATCTGGTGTTTCTGTATATACAACAGAATTATTCGATAAAGAACGCTGGTTATTATCCATCCACCATTGACCAGACTTAGCTTTTCTCATTCTTTCATCTGTAAGATTAGACAAAGAAATCAAAGCAGACCTCCGAACACCACCAACGACAACAATCTCTGCAACTTTACACATAATGTCATGGCACTCCATAGAATTAAGTTTTCTACCAAGTGCTTGTCTAAATGTTTCAACAGTAAATCTAAATAGATT